AGAATGCAACTAATCAATTTGAGGAAAATACAAAGAAGATAGAAGAATTGATAAGACAAAGAGAAGAGAATATAGCTTTAGCAGGAAATTTAAAAGAGCTAGTAGCAACAGTGAAGACCAAACAAAAAGGATGGAAGGATACAGTTAAACAAGCAGAAGATGAATTTCCAGAAGAGTTAATAGAAGCTCTAAATATAATAGGTAAATCAAGATCAGTAAAAGCTGAACCTTATCAAGATGCTTTAAAATTACTTAATGCACGTATAAATAATTTAGAGTCAAATCTACATATTGAAATAGATATGGAAAGAATTGAAGATAAATCAAAAGCTTTAAGTTATATTGGAATAGAAGTTGCAGATGCATTAAAAGTAATTCCTGCACCAACTGAAGAAAAAAATCAAGTTGTAGTAAAAGCAGAAAAAGCAGAAAGAGTAGAAAGAGTAAGTACACCAATATTGCAAATTGCTGGTGAAGAGGAAGAAGAATTGGCTACTTATGCTGAGGCAACAACATTTGAGGCAAAACCTTCATTATTGGAAAGATTTAAAAATAGTAAATTAGTGAGAGCAGTAAAATATGTAATGAAGATAAGAATAAGAATAGAATTACCAGATGCTTTACCAGAAGGTAGAGGAGAAAATTATTAATAAAATAAAAAATGGAGCGAGAGCAAATCTAGCTTCATTTTTTATCTGAGTTTTATATAAAAATTGAAGAGGTAATGGATTAAATACTTTTATGATTTTACCAAAAAATTCAATAAATGTATTGACAAAACTATATAAAATAGGGTAAAATAAATAATGTGCTTACATAGATAAGAACAATGGTGGATGTGGCGTAGCTGGTTAACGCGCCAGTTTGTGGCACTGGAGATCGTGGGTTCGAGTCCCATCTTCCACCCCATATAAATATTGTTATGAAGAAGTAGGCATAGCAAAAAATAATATTGGGCTGTAGCCAAGCTTTACTTATTGTTGCGACAGAATGGAGCTTACAATTAGTTAATGCGAAAACTCAGCAAAAATTTATATTGGGCTGTAGCCAAGCGGTAAGGCAGTAGACTTTGACTCTACCATGCGCTAGTTCGAATCTAGCCAGCCCAGCCAGAAAATAAATCGTAGAAACGTTGAAACATCAACATTCTACGATTTTTATAATGCAATTTTAATGCAACTACAATCTTATTCCTATATTTTCAAGATATATATTTAATTTATTATCTTCTTGTCCTTCAAATTTATCTAATACAGAAGCATATGTATTTAATGTAGTTTCTATTTTACTATGTCCTAGTTTTTTCTGTAATACTTTAACGCTCATACCTGCTTCAATGCATCTTGTAGCATAAGTGTGTCTTAACATATGATTATGAAGATTAGCTCTTATGTTGAAACGTTTATTTAGTCTAATTAAGTATGAATTGACTTCTGCAGGAGTTATTAAACCTTTTTCATCATAAAATAATAATTGATGTTCATTATCATACATTGCTGCTATAGCATCTTTTAATATTTTTTCGACATTAGGAGTAATTGTTATAATTCTCTTTGAATTTTTAGTCTTTGTTGTAGTTCCTAAAATAGTATTGTCATTTTCATCACGAGTTAGAGTCGCTCTAATATAAAGATTCTGTTCTTTAAAATCTATATCAGGGATTTTAATAGCCAAGACTTCTCCTATTCTCATTCCTGTAAATAACATAAGTAAAATAATATTTTTATACTCTTTATCTTCTAACGACAATACCTCTAAAAGCCTTTTTTCTTCTTCAATAGTAAGAGATATTACTTCCTTGTCTAATTTGTCAGATTTTGGGCGTTTGACCTCTTCTGCAAGCATAGGATTCTTTACTATATAGTTTCTATCTACTGCTCTTCTAAAAGTTTGATTTAATAGTTGAAATATTTTTTGTAATACAGAATTAGAATAGGAGGTTTTACCATTTAAGAAGTCTTTAATATATTTAGGTGTTATTTTTTGAATAGGTAGATGAGCAATATCTCCACTTTCTATATATCCTAAAGTATATTCTAGTCTCTTATACGTAGCATCAGAAACTTCATTAGATGCTTTTTTATCTTCTATAATTTCTTTTGCTAGTTCATATAATGTTATATCTGTTTTATCTATAAAAGTATTTGCTTGTACTTCAGATAATGCTTTTGTTATTTTTTCTTTTACTTCTTTTCTAGTGGATCCATATACTGATTTACGATTTAATCTTCCATCTGCTTTTCTTCCCGCAGTAAATTGTCCAACCCATTTATTTAGCTTTTCACTAAAGTATATAGTGCCTTCGCCGTTGCCACGTTTAGCCATAGTTACTCCTCCTATAAAATAAGATAAGTATTTCTACTTATCTATTTCCATTTTTCCTACATATTTACCTAATATCTTAATAGGTGTAGTTTTATCATACACTTGTGTTTCAAAAGAATTATCATTTGATTGTGGTTCTAGTATTATTAAGTCGCCTTGCCTTGTAAATTTCTTTAGTGTAGCATCATATCCATTTACTAATACAACAGCAATTTCGCCATTTTCAATTGTTTCTTGTTTATGGATAAGGGCAAAAGCGCCATTTCTAATTATTTTATTCATACTTTCGCCGTTAACACGCAAGAAAAAGTGTTCTTCAGGGTCAAGTATATTCATCATTTCATAGTCAAGAGGTATTCTACCTTCAATACATTCTTCTGCCCAATTAGGTTGTCCTGCACTTATTTGTCCATAAACAGGGCACATATAGTATTGTTTTTCTTTATCATCTATATTATTAACATTATTTCTTATATCAGTTTTGCATAAAAGATAATCAGTAGATACATTAAAAAATTCTGCTAGTTTTATAATTACATCTGGTGACATATCTCTTTTTTCTTTTTCATAATTTCCAATAGCTTGTGATGAAACGTTTATTATTTTACCAACATCAGCCTGTAATAATCCTCGTTCCTCTCTTAATTGCTTTAATCTATTCATAATTTCATCCTCCGCAAAAATATTATAAAACAATTTGTTTAATTTGTAAAGTTTTTTTAAAAAAAATTTCTTACTCTCACAAGGACTTGAAACATTTTGTTACAAAAACTTTTAAAATACTATTGACAAGAAACAATTTGTTTGATAATATAATCGCGACAAAGAAACAAAACGTTTCAAGAAGGGAGGCAAGAATGAAAAAGAAGACATTTAAACAATTAAGAGAAAAGAGTAATTTAACACAAGAGCAAGCTTCAAAATTACTAGAAATAACAAAGGAATATTTGTCGATGATTGAAAACGCAACTAGGAAACCTAGTGATGAGCTAAAAGAAAAAATGGCAAAATTATACAAAGTATCAATATCAGATATTTTTTTAGCCATAAAAGAAACAAAATGTTTCAAAGAATAAGAAAAACAAAAGGAGGAAGAAAATGCAAGAAAAGAAACCATCTAAAACTTATTCGGAGTTGAATGACACAATAACTCCACTAGATTATGCAGAATGGAGAGGAGTCGGAGGAAATACGGCAAGAAACATATTTAACTCAAAAGGATTCCCAAGAATACAAGGAACAGGAGTAAAACAAGTAGCAGATAAAAGAGCAGTATTACTTTATGAATTAGGACTATCAGAAGAAGATAGAAAAGAAGTGTTAAAAGAATTAGCACGACAAATTATATAGGAGGAAAAACAAATGAAAAGAAAACAAAAGAAACTAAACAAATTATTCAACCTAGTAGGACAAGCAACAATGTTTATATTATTCAGTGGAATGTGGTCAGCAATATTAGTATACGGAATAATGACAGCAACTACATTATAGAAAGGAGGGAAAGAATATGTTTGAAACAAAGAAACAAGTAAAAGAAAGAGCAACATTAGCTGAAGCAAGAGCAGTAACACATTTTAGAAAACTAAACAGTATAGAAAACATAATAAAAATAGGCGAAAAAGAAAAGACACCTACTGTATTTATAGTAGATGCAATAAAAAAAGTATTAGTTAGCGACTACCAATCTAATAACTAATACCTGTAAACACATATATAAACATATGATTTCTACTTAATTATAGCAAAAACAAAAGTAGAAATCAAGAGGGAGAGTAAAATGCAAATCGAAAACAGAATGGTTATAGATGATGAATTGTTTATAGAAAACGATTCAGATGAATTTCTAGAAATGTTACTAGAAGAGGAAGATATCAAATATGAAGATGAAATTTTTGAAAGGTTAAGTGAAAAATAATGCAAGATTTAATAATAATAAAACAATTACCTCAAATAGAGGAACATTTAAGAGAATTGTCATTAGAAATAGACAAGAAAGTAGAACAAGCTAAAAGCTTAATTTGTACAGAGGAAAATGTAAAAGCAATAAAACAAGTAAGAGCAGATTTAAACAAGGAATTTAAGGAAGTAGAACAACAAAGAAAAGCAGTTAAAGAACAAGTATTAGCGCCATATATGCAATTTGAAGAAGTGTACAAACAATACATATCAGACAAATATAAAAGCGCAGACGTAGATTTAAAAAATAAGGTAGACAGTGTAGAAAGCGAATTAAAGGCAAAAAGAGAACAAGATGTAAAAGAGTACTTTGAAGAATATAAAAACGAAAATAAAGTCGATTTCGTTACATACGAACAGGCAAAAATAAACGTAACATTAACAGCAAGTATGAAGAGTTTAAAAGAACAAGTTAAAAGTTTTATAGATAAAATAATAGATGATTTAAAACTAATTAATACTCAAGAAAATCAAGCAGAAATATTAGTTGAATATAAAAAACATTTAAACGTATCAAGAGCAATAACAGAAGTTATGGATAGAAAGAAAGCTATTGAAGAAGAAAAAACAAAGCAAGAAGAACAAAAAGTAGTGTATATAGAAATGAACGAAAATCACGAAATAACTAAAGAAAGCTATGAACAATTAGAAAGTGTATTTAATAAGACAACAGAAAAAATATACACAATAACATTTACAGTTACAGGAACAGCACCAAGATTAAAACAATTAAAAGATTATTTATTAAGAGAGGGGTATCAATATGAGTAATGAATTAGTAGTAACTTATAAAATAGATGACCAAGAAATAAAACTAACACCAAAAATTGTGCAAGATTATTTAGTAGGAACAACAGCACAAATAACAATGCCAGAATTTAAATTATTCACAGAGCTATGTAAGGTAAGAAAACTAAATCCATTTTTAAGAGAAGCTTATTTAATAAAATATTCTAACAATCAGCCTGCATCAATAGTTGTAGGAAAAGATGCAATATTAAAAAGAGCAGTATTAAATGCAAAATATAACGGAATTAAATCAGGAATTATAGTTTTAAATGATAAAGGTGAAGTAATTGAAAGAAAAGGAACATTTAAGCTAGATAATGAACAACTAGTAGGTGGATGGGCAGAAGTATATAGAAAAGATTGGGACAACAGCATTTATTGTAGCGTTTCTTTAAGTGAAGCAATACAGAAAAAAGGAAATGGAGAACCAAACAGCAATTGGAGTAAACAGCCAGCAACAATGATAGAGAAAGTAGCAAAAGTAAGAGCATTAAGAGAAGCATTTGTAGAAGATTTAGGTGGAATGTATGAAGCAGAAGAAATGAATGTGGAACTACCAAAAGAAGAGGTAATTGAAACAACAGTAGTAGAAGAAAATAAAAATGACCCATTTGCAATATTAGATGAAAACGGAGGAATGCCAATTCCTGATGAAATGAAGTAGGTGGCACAATGGATTTGTATGAAAAAATAACAGAATTAATAGCTCAACTTGATGTGAGTGTAAGGCAATTAAGAAAAAGTGGCTCTGATTTAGCAGAAGCTGAACAAAAATATAAGATATGTTTAAGAGAGGAAGCGCTAAAGTTAAGAGCAGAAAAGAATATGCCAGTAACACTCATAAATCAAATAATATATGGTGTTCCCGAAGTTGCTAAATTACGTTTTGACAGAGATGTCAAAGAAGCAATATATCAGGCTAACCTTGAAGCAATAAACAGCACAAAACTTAAATTAAGAATACTAGAGAATCAATTAAGCAGAGAATGGGGACAAGCAAAATGAAAGTAGTAACAGATTTATCAAATTCATTTAATCCAATACCAAAGAATACACAGAAGTGTACAGAAAAAGACAGTAAAAAAAGGCAGATAAAAGGGAAAAAGCATAAACAAACAAAAGCAACAGAGATATCTAAAAAGGTAAAAGAAATAGTTTGGAAAAGAGACAAACACAAATGTATATTTTGTCACAAACAAGTTCCGTTAGAATGTGCTTGTTGTCATTTTATACCACGTAGCTTAGGTGGATTAGGAATACCAGAGAATATATACACAGGCTGTTCAGATTGCCATAGAGAGCAAGATAATGGTTTAAACACAAAAGTATATGATGCAAAGGTAGAAAACTATTTAAAAAGCATTTACGGAACCGAATGGGACAAGTCAAAATTAATTTATAAAAAATATTAGGAGGAAATAGAAATGTATTTAGAAAGAGAAGGTAAACATAGTGGAGTTGTAGGAGAAAAGACAGACTTAGTTGATACATTAGGAAATAATTTATATGTAGGAGATATTGTACTTCTAGTAGATAATGAAAAGAGTTTTAAGATACAAAACTATTGCGTTATAGTAAGAGATTTTGAAAGCGGAAAATATCACGTTATGGGTTTATACAGTAAAAGAAATTTTGATAAAAGTTCTAATTGGAATTTATATAGAGCTATTCCGTTTTCAGAAATACCAGAAGGATTCTATATTGATAGCCACACATATAGAGCTGATAAAAAAGAAATTACAATAGCTGAAATAGAAAAAGAATTAGGATATTCAATAAAAATAATAAAAGATTAAACACCTATGGGCAAGCTTAAATAATATAGTTTGCCCTTTATTATACGAAAGGAGAAAATATGAAAGAGTGCGAGAGAAAACTGTTAGAAGATTGTTTTAAAAACAGTAGTTGGTATTTAGATGAATTTTTAAAATTTCCAAGAAAAGTTCAAGAACTATTGTTAGTAAATAATTTAAAAGAAAATATAATTCCAGATATATATTGTACAGAGATAAAAAGCCCGATAGAGCAAATATTCATAACAGCTTTTGAGTTATATATGAAACTATTAAAAAAGGAATATATACTTTTATTTGCACAAAAGCCAATTCAAATAGATGAAAAAAAGTGTTACGTAGCAGACTTTTATTTTGAAGCAGATGAATACGTGAATTTGTTTCAAACAGATAAGAAGATAGTCATTGAGTGTGATGGACATCAATTTCATCAAAAGACTAAAGAACAAGTAAGACACGACAACGAAAGAGAATTTGATTTGAAAATGGCAGGATATGAAATTATAAGATTTAGTGGAAGTCAAATATATAACGAACCCTTTAAATGTGCTGAAGATGCATACAACTATATTATGAAGTTTGTTAAGGAGGACGAATATGGCAAGAAAGAGAATGATTGACCCTAATATTTGGCAAAGTGAAGATTTTAGTAAATTGTCAACATTAGCAAAATTAGTTTTTATAGGTCTATTCTCTCTTGCAGATGACGAAGGTCGAGGAAGATGTAATCCAGTATATTTAAAGTCTACATTATTCCCTTACGAAGAAAATATAAGAAGTGCCGACATAGATAAAACCTTATCAGAGATAAGCTCTAATATGTCCGTAATCTTTTATTCTTGTGACGGAAGTAGTTATTATAGCCTTTATAACTGGAACACATGGCAAAAAATAGATAGACCAAGCGAAAGTAAAATACCAGATTATGATGCAAATATAATGACAAGAATATTATTCGACGATAATTCGACGAAGTCTCGACGAACGTTCGACACTAATAAGAAAAGAATAGAAAAAGAAATAAAAGGAAAAGAAGAAAAGAAATTCATTCCACCTACACTAGATGAGATTAAAAACTATGTTAAAGAAAAACAGCTATCAGTATCAGCAGAACACTTTTACAATTACTTCACAGAGGGAAATTGGGTAGATAGTAAAGGCAAAAAAGTAAAAAACTGGAAGCAAAAAATATTAACGTGGAATGGATATTCAGAGAAAACAAAGCAAGAGAAAAAGAGCAATTTTACTGGTCGAGAATATGAAGCAGGAGAATTAAGTAGCTTATATGCAAATTTATAAAGGAGAGTGAAACAAATGAAAACAACACAAAAACAAAGAGTAATAGATTATATACAAGAGTTCGGGTCAATTTCAAGTTGGGAAGCTTATGCGGATTTAGGAATAACTCAATTAGGAGCAAGAATAGACCAATTAAAGAAAGAGGGCTATGAATTTGAAACTGAATGGGAAAGTAAAAAGAACAGGTATGGAGATAATACAACATACAAGAGATACAGAATAGCAGAGATGGTTGAAGAGAATATGAACCATATACCAGACCTAGGAGGAAACTTATGAAAATAATATTATTAATTTTAATGCTAATATGGGGTTATATGCTAGGAGAGAGAAGCACAATAAAGAAAATAAAGAGCTACATAAAAGAGTCAAAAGACTGGAACGAATTTATGGAAAAGCTTTCAGTTGATTTAAACGAATGGAACATAGGAGAGTGAGAAAATGAAAGAAATGATTTATCAAGCAGAAAGAAAAATAGAAGTATTAGATGCAGGAACGTGCTTGGGTTTCTTCTATTGGATTTTAAATTTAGGAACACATCCAACAGCATATGTAAAAATACCAGAGAGTCATAAATATTATCAAAAACATTATGATGACGTAGATATACAAGTGCATGGTGGTCTTACATATTCAAGAGATTACTTATACATAAATGAAACACAGAAACTAGAAGGGTGGTTTATCGGTTGGGACTATGCACATTGCTATGACTATGCTGGATATTACAACAAAAAGGATGGTAGTCTATACAACTTAAAGAGATGGACAACTGAAGAAATTAGAGAAGAAGTATACAAAGCTTGTGAGCAATTAATAGAACACTAGTTTAAGGAGATAAAGCAATGAGTAGTAACAAAGGAGCAAAGAATAAGCTAATAGAGATATACGGGAAACACTGCATGTTTGAAAGAGCAAGAATAGCAGAGCGAATAGAAAGAATGGGTGGAATAAGAACATACAGAAGCTATTTAGTAGATAAGAAGTTCAAAGGTAAAAAGATAGTGAAACAGCTTACATATCATCATTTAAAGCATTGCTCAGAAGGAGGAAAAGCAACTGTAGAGAATGGAGCTGTAGTAGATACAACAGCACACGCATATTTGCACAGCCTACCAAGGCATCAAGAAGAGATAATAAACAATATGCTAAGAGCATATAAAATTAATTTTATGGAACTTAATCAAGGACAAGTATTAGGATACGACAGTATTCAAACAGAAGATGATATAGAGTTTATATCAATACCAATAGAAACAGATGAGGCAGAGATTAGAAGAGCTAGAGCAATATATGAGAAAAAGAAACAAGAGGAGTTTAATAGGGCGAAAATAAAACAAGAAACAAGAAGGTTAGTAGATGAATATTGGGAGAAACAATATGAAACAGATAGATAAACAATACTTATGCTATTACTGTTTAGGATGTCAAAAAGAGGAACTAGAAACATTTGAACCAGTAATGAGATGTAAGAACTTTATACCAGGATATGTAGATTGGCAAGAACGTATGAGAAAGGAGCTAAGTATAAAATGAATTGCAAACACGTTAAATTAGTAGGGAGCACAACAAAATATTGGTACTGCAGTATAAAAGAAAAAGCAGTAGATGATTATAGCTGCAAAGACTGTATACTGAGATTACCTAATTTACCAGAAGGTTTTGAGGAAGTATTTGGAAAGGGATTTAGAGGAACGGAAGTGAAATAGTATGAAACAAAAGAAGTGTAGAAGATGCAAACAAGAAAGAGATATAACAAAGTTTAGAAAAGAAACTAGTTCTTATTGTATAGAAT